CGTTGCCGTGCGTACACCTCCGGCCTGGGGAGAAGAGTTTTTTTTTTTTTTTTTTTTTTCCCCCCATTCATTTTTGTTGTTTCCTTATTCTATGAATGTATTGAGGGGCCATTCTGTCGTTTCACATATTGGGTGGCATCCAAGGGCTTCGGTCGCTCCGTTTCCCAGTGCAATAGGAAAGAAACGGTTATCAACGCGTTGTACTATGCGCCTGGCTTGATAAATTGGCAGGCTCGTACGTCCCCAGTGTAGTGTCGGGGTCCATCGATTGTTGTTTCTTTCGTAAAGCAAGTCTGGTAATTCTTTGCTAGAAGTTTTTATTGTACGACTCAAGGGTCGTGTGGTATACTTAGATTTGTATATCAAAGATATTTGGATTGTAATTCGCACAGAATTTCTTAAATTCGGCGATCTCCTTGTGACTGTTCGTGTCCATGTTAATGTCACCATTAACGTAGGTATCCCAGTTATATCTCCACACTTCCGGAACATCTATGTCGATGTCTAATTCGTGTATGTCTTCAAGGCCGTCGAGGTAGGTCTCTATTCTTACCTGTTCCTCGGGTGATACTTTGAAGAGTTTGTGTACCAAAGCACGTGTTGCTTCTGGTGTATCCCTTTTCGGGGGTATCTTGTTATTATGTCGTTCCATCATTTCCTGGAACCTTAGTTGTTTGTATCGGCAATCGCCGAATTGTGCCGACCTCATCATCTTTTTAAACTTTTTCTTTATGATTTCTTGGTCGGTGACCCTCAGCGCGTAACGTCCGAGGCTGTCTATGATCGGACAGCCCGGATATTGGAAAACGGCTGAGTAGCCCTTCGCGCGAATTAATGCACGGAGTGTTGTGTTGTTGGAACGGGTGTATTGTTGCTTGCTCCAGCCGAAGTCAGCAATGTACGCTCGTATGTCGCAAACATTGATTAGATCGTCAATGTCTGCTACGATGCCGCAAAAGCTAGCTTCTTCGAATTTTGGTACAACTATGAGTTTACATACCCATCCCATGGTTTTGTAATCTTGGGTCGTTGGGGAACAACCCGGTGGTGTTGTTTTTGTGAGGCCATCATCGCCTTCGAACTGTCCTTTAAAATCAATGCACCCTTTCGCTCGGGCTATGTACGAACATACGCATAAATTGGACCATCCATTTCCAGAAGAAGTGTTCATCTCTCCAGAGGCACGCGACATGCATTCTATTTTAAAATCCTTAAAAACGCATGTGTTAGATCTCAGTAGAGTCTCGAGTTCCTCCCTAAAAAATTTTGCATCTGCTATTTTAGACGTTAGCCAGATGTAAAGGGGGAATTCTATTGCAAACAGTATCATGTCGATAAAGTGCGACTCATAACTTGAGAAATCGGTGCAATCAAATCTGTCACTGGGGAAAAATTTGTCTGCGAGGACTCTTGGTCTGTCCTCTACGGGTATTTTCTTGATGAACCAATTCGTGTTCGCGAAAAGTTTCTCATTGATCCCCTGGAAAATCGGTCCCATAAACGCTTTGAACGCGTCAGTTCTACTCTTGATGGGCCTCGGGTATTTGTATTCGGGATAGGTTTCTGCTTTCATGAAAGACTTGCACTGCCGTAATTTTTTGGTCATTACGGGGTCATCTCTTGCCGCGTCTCTGAATCCTTGCTTCTGGACCGCTGTGTACGAGGTTTTTGCTAACCAGGTTTCTAAGGTACAGTCATAATCCGCCGGTAAGGGTTCGAATTGACGGCAAAGTTGTAGTGCATGCTTCCGCATATCCCAAAGAGTCTCTGTAGTTTTTCCTACATCTTGTGGTCGGACTCTCTTAGCGACCATTTTTAATAATTTTTGTCTGCTATCCTCTGACAGCATTTTTCTATCGAATTCTTCGGTTTTGTGATTCTCCCACATGTTGACCCCGTTGCGGATCAGCATGCTATTACCTATCTCGTAGATTAGGCCATTGCCCACAGGTCCGACACCTGTGTCATAAAAAGGGACCGCAGCAGCAGACCTTTTGATTTCTCCAGAAATACATCCCAATGGGTCTGCAATGTCGGGGTGTGGTAGGCAAAAGCCACGAACAGCAATGCCCAAGTTGATTTGGACAGCACTACGCTTCTGAATGCGCTCAATGCTTTTAGGGCTGACTTTGATAAGTAGGTTGGTTTTTGGAGGGGGAGGAATCGGTGGCCGCCTACCAACTGGCAGTTCAAAAATTCTATATCCGTGTTTAAATTTTGAGCCAAGTGACCGTCCTTGAAACCCAGGCCTAACGCCTGGCGTGATGCGTTGCTAGCTATGTACTTGGCGACCGTGGTCGTCGCTGTAGCAACATTAATTATTTTACATCCGGTTCCATCTCCTTCTGCTGACGTCATGTCAGTTCTCGCACTTACACTATTCATTATGGAATTGTGGGTGCGTTCGAGAGACAGATGACCGTTCATTGTCCTTGTGGTCATGACTCCTTGTAATAATTCTTGGCTGACGAGTAGTTTCCTTGGACGCTCGTCTTCGTCGTAAAATTGGTTGAGTACAGTTGGAACTTCCCAATCATGTAGTGGGTCACAGCCTCGTCTGATCTTGTATGATAATTGTAGATCAAAACCGACTGTGTCAGGGTAGCATTTTGTGTTCTTGCATACCGGGGGTCTGTAAATATCCACCACTCTTGTAGTGACTGGTTCTTCCATGGTATTGAAAAATACCTGGCTCAACGTTTCCTTAACTTTCGAAAAGAAGGAGGGCACTGCAGAGCCCTTTGCTCTTGCTATCCTAGCGCGGTATCCGATGAGTTTGACTGAAACTCTCTCCGCCTGGACCTTTTTGTGCCTTGGATCCATTGCCGATAAACATTCCACTCCTGACCTAAGCCAGGACATGAAAAAGCGGAACGCTCCTGAACATTTTCCCAGTTTTTCGTACTGGAACATGTAAACATAATGACCGAATTTGGTCTTGACTTGTTGTGTCAATTGGTTTTGCTGGTGTCGCTTAACCATCGTGTCTACAGTTTTTGTTTTCTGGAGTGTAACTCTAATTCGTGGCAAACATCGCATGCCCTGCTGCAGCCATACTGACGCCCCTAGGGCAATCAGTGCACAGCAAATGAATTTCTTATTCCTTACGAAATCCAAAGCTGTTTGACTATCAAAGACTCTTTCCCAGAACCCTAAATCAGGGTTGCTGTACATTTGTCTCCCTACTAACGAACCTGCCACTAGCAAAACTAGGGGGTCCAATGCCTGGAGTATCGTGGTCACGGAATTTTCTGTGTGGCCAACAAATACTTCGTCTGGTAGGTCGAATTCTGTTCCCGTATCTTCGGGGGCTTCTTTCGGTAGTCCGGCTGGGACTTGGGCTGGAGCGAAGTTATTGTGAATGTTCACCGTGGGTTTCCCAAATCTCCG